CGGTGGGGGCGGTGGGGCGCCAGGAACTTTTGGAATCATTTTCCCAAGGCCTTTAATTCCCTTAAATAGAAGACCTATACCCATCGTTAATGGAGAGAATAACGCCGCTATCTTCCCAACAGCGAATAATGCTGTAACACCAGCTATTCCAGCGACAATCGCACCAATACCGGACTCATCACCAAATAGTGTCGTTATCCCCTTAAATAATCCACCTTCTGGTCCAAAGAAGGCATCATAAAACTCTTTTAGTTTTGGAATAAGAGTTTTATCAATAAACTCAGTTGCTTTCTTGAAAGTGTCACTTTGCAGAAACTTACCAAGTGCGATAAGAAATCCACCAAACAAAAGAGTACCAAAAAATCCCTTCAGCCCCAGTTTTGCTACCTTGCCTTTTTCTTTTGCCTGATCGGCAAGAAATCCTGTCATCTTTGATAGCAGAGAATTTCTCTTCTCCTCATCAGGTTCAGTAGTTCCTTCTGCATCATCCTCAGCCTGACCCGCTCTACCCGCATCGCCCATTCTAGGAAGTGCCATGCTCGGAATGTTCGGTATTTTACGAGTTTCACCAACAGGAGACATGACTGTTGCTTTACCATCAGCACCAGCCTGCATTAAATTTCCTGATTTTGATAGGACTAATTTATTACCCTCAGAGTCCACCATGCCGCCAGGTTGACCACTAGGAGAGGATACATCAAAAAAAGATGCGTCTTTCTTTTCTTCCTCACGCGATTCTACGAGTTTTTCTGTAACAAGAACCAGAGCACCTAAATTTTTATTTGTTTCCTCTAAAGTGGCCATGACTTATTCCTTACTTCTTAGGTTTGCTGATTGCCTGCGCGCCAAAGAATGCTGCAACGATACCGGCAACTGCGATGAAATACACACCCGCCATGTCACCAAGAATCTTAGCTGCCTGATCCATGTTGAAAACTGTTGCAAGGACTACGATAATGGGATACATTAACATACCGCCAAGGGAGTACCATGCCATAGTGCGCTGTGCATCACGCATTGCATCTGCATCCTCAAGTTCCTTACGTTTGAACTCAAGCCACATATCATGTTCTTCTGGGTCAACTTTACCGTCACCATTCGTATCTGCTGGATGATGACCTGATGCTTTAATTTCTTCTTCGCCCATTTGACTATCCTCTCATTTGTTGTTGTTTTATTCTTTCGTTTTCTTCTTTTATGTGATTAGATAAAAGTCCTATGTAAACATCCCTTTCCCATGGCATCATATTTTCTAGTTCAGTTAAACTATATTTATGGTGTGTTACTAAGTCAAAATTAACCTTATAATAGTTTTGCACTGTATCATTGGAAAGGGCTATTCTAAAAAACTTTCAATTCCCTCCAATAGTATTTCACCCTTTACTTTCGTGACAGGGTTGGTAACCTCAACAATATGACGAACCTTCGGCATAGTTTCAAAGAAATTTACCACATCCTCTAGTTGTTTTCCACTGAAGGAGTTGATGAATTCGTCAATTTCTTCTGAAGTCATATCAATGCGATTTATAGTTTCATCGTTAGTCTCAACTGATGAGATACACCGTTTAACCAATTGTGTCATTTTTTCAAACTCAGAGTCCATCAAATCAAGCCCTGCAACATCAGAAAGTCGAGGTGGGTTCAAAACAAGTTTAATGTCATCAGTTAGCTTGATTGTATCAGAATGCTCGACATTTGTTTGTACTTGAATACTTTCAAGGTCCACTTTAATTTCAGTTGTCGTTTCATTATCGTCTGGACAATATACATTTAAGGTTACTTCAGCACCAACAGACTTTGCTCTAATCTGAAGAAAGATATACTCAATATCAAACATAGGGTTTTTATCTGCATCAACTTTGCCATAAGTGCAAGCAGAAACTAGGGTACTTAAAGCATTTGCAACCATGTTTTCGTCGTTTGACTCTTGAGCAATCATTAGAACTTTTTGTTCTTTGACCAAGAACGCTCGAAACTTAATCTCCTCCTGTGTTGATGGTACTGTTAGGGTATACTCTGGTGTAGTTAGTTTAGGTAGTGCCATAATTTATTCATCCTTTATCATGTTATGTGTGTTTTAGAATCCTTCAAATCCAGCCGTTGTTAAACTGCCCGGTTGACCCACAGTCGTATTGCGAGCCACTTCCTGAGCAGAACTTACATTGGTGCCAATTTGTCTTTCGATTGACAATGCGTCCCAATATTTGTATTGCATTTGAACAGTTAGTTTAAGTCCTGCTCCTGACGCTGGTGCGTAACTTAGATCAGTTCCGTTAATCTCCTTTGGAAAAACATCAAACAGTTTGACACCAAATACTTTTTTGTGTGATCTGTCTAACAAATATATTTCAGCAGAACCCACATAGTCGTCATAATAACCAATGTTCCAAGACCTTCTGTTCCAAGCAAGACCCTGCCATTGTTCAAAAAACTTTCTCTCACTGAAGTTTTGGCTTGCTGTAAACACCATGTTAGTGCTACCAGAAAAGGTCACTCCATCAACAACCTCTTGTTGCACCGCGTACATATTTACGTCTGGTGAACTAGCAAGGTTCATTCCAGGCATTGCAACAGATTCACAACGCATAGAAATACTTCGCATCTCGCCCTGTGTTGCTGGATGTATGCTAGGTGGAAACACCATAACCTCATAGTGACTTGCAAGTGCAGTACCCCCTGCTCTAAGTTCAGCAAGGCCTTGTTGCATAGTTGCAAATGCATTTACTTCGTCAAAAGTTTCTGTTACGGATGCCATTATTGTGCCCTCATCGTTTTTAATGAATCATTCCACACAGCTGTGGGGGACATTTCAGAATTTTGTTGAACAAAACTTTCAACAGGTAAAAGTGAAGCAATAACAAATTCTGATGCTTTAATTCGTCTAATCTTGCTTCGTATATTAGAATTAAGATAATGTTTTACACAGGGTTTTGTTGCTTTAACTTTACTCAACAAACGTGCAAAATTAGTAATCACAATTTTTGTATTTTCAGTGAAACTTTCTCGACCCATGAGATCAATTTCTGTTCCCTTCGCATATATATTTACCAAATCATTTACCAATTTTAATCTAAGTGGTATGGGTAAATAATGAAAATTAATCCCTATAAATTCTGTTTTGGGATTATAATTAAAGCTTCGATCAAGAATTGGAATCACCAACGGAAACCTGTCATAGTAAGGAAGGGTCTTTTTGTATTTTGCATCATATATAAACATATTCATTTCACCGTAAAATGGACCTTGATTTTTAACGTGCAAGTCTCCTGACATAGTTAAATCTTCTGGTGAAGGAGTAGCAAATTTTGCAATTTGATCCCTGTACCACGCTGGCGATGGTGTTTGCACAGATATTCTTGTGTCATCTCTTCCACGCAACAGGTTCGCTTTCCAAGCCTCATCTGCTAGGTATTCCAAAGCATTTTTTCTAATTTGTGTAATGAGCATATCAGCCATATTATTATTTATACGAAATACCCAGATGATCTTCCGTTAATATCTTAAACTCCATACCATTATCTGCACACCATTCTGTAGCATATCGCCACTTTGCATCGTTTACACCATAGGTTATAACCTCATTCATCCATCGTCTGGTGCGTCTCTTGGGTTCTTTTGGTGGTTTGCACTGTACCTTGGGTTTCACCTCTATGATCATCTTCTTGATTCCACCATCAGCCTGTTTGACCTTGATGTAGAAATCTGGGAAATATCTGTGCATACGACCATCCTTGGGTGATAAATATGGTATAATGATCTCTTCACTACCCCACTCAATTATGGATGCGCTGTTGTCACAGTATACCATAAACTTACGTTCCCAGAGAGAACGATAAACTATGTTTCGTGGATCGCCCTTATATTTTTCGGGTTTCCTTGGTGTGTATCGACCTTTGTATGACATTCGTTATAAATAGTTCCATCAGTGTATAAGGATATTTAGACATGGCATTACGTTCAAAATTTCAACCAGTTAGTGCTTCCTCTAGTGGGCGAATCCGTCAACAAAATCCGCCTCCCCCAAGTAACAACGCGCATGGTGTGGGGCCTGATGACGATATAGAGTCAATTTTGTCATATCCAAAGGACGTTGGGGATAATCCTAGATTTTCAAATTATATGCTTTTTACTACTTACTCTATGGTTCCAGCTAAATTCAAACCTGTTAAACCTATTATGAAATTTGTCTCGGACGGCGAATTCGGTGGTAGGCAAGTTGTAGATGAAGTTGCGACAGCTAAAGCACAAAACACGGCCGACGCTGACAAATTGAAGGTCGCCGGTGACAAGATGAAGAATACTCCTGCAAACAGATCACTCCAGATTGCCGGTCAAAACTTTACAAAGAGTAAAAGAACAATCGCGTTGTACATGCCTGCGAGTGTTAATGCAAAGTATAGTATGGAATTCAACGAAGAAGAAATTGGTGTTATGTCAGAAGCCATAAGGGGTGTAATAAAACAAATACAAGCAGGTGCGGGTGTCGGTGCCGCGCTTGGATCACAAGCAAATAATTTAGGAACAGCTGCGACACAGAAGGGTATAGGGCTGTTAAATACAATTCTTCCTGGCGCAAAAGATTTAATTGCAATAGAACGTGGTACAATCATTGCGCCCAGAATGGAAGTTATGTTTCAAGGTATCGGTAAAAGAAGTTTTGAGTTTCAGTTTACCATGATACCTAAAAATGAAGATGAAACAAAAGAAATATATAACATAGTTAGAGAGTTCAAACGAGCAATGACTCCATCATTTAGGCTAAATGGTTCAGTGAGAGAGTTAAGCTTTCCCGACCAGTTTCAAATCGCATACATGCACATCAACAAAGATAATACCTTTCTTAATAAAATAGGAAGATGTTATTTAGAGAGTGCTGATGTTACTTATGGTGGTGATAATTTCATCACACATGAACCACTCGACATCAAGGGCGGACCTAGTGGCGCGCCACCAAGTAAGGTTGTTTTGTCTCTGGCATTCAAAGAAATTGAGACAATGGACAGGTCTAGAATAGAGCAGGGGTTCTAATATGTATTTTTCACAGTTTCCTCTCTTAGTATATGATTCTGTTGGTAGTGGTGACTTCAAGTTAGTCACACATTTACTTAAACGTGTTGCAATTCATTCTAAAGCAAGCACTCAATCATCCTTGTTTGACACCTATGATATTGCCAACGGTGAAACACCAGAGTCGATTGCACACAAGTATTATGGTGATGCAACGTATCATTGGGTTGTTCTGTTGGTCAATAACATCACGGACAGGTATCACCAGTGGCCTATGAACACTCGACAGTTTCTTGCACACCTTGCTGAGAGGTATGACAATGTGGATGGAGTGCATCACTACGAGATCAATCAGGTATCAGGTGATACCAGTGTCAAAATCAATATCGGTACTAGCAATCTAGATGAAAATGGTGATACGATTTCTAATGCAACGCTGATCACAAACAGAGAATATGAAGAAGAAAAACAGGCCACGCTCAGGAGAATACGAATGTTAGAACCAGCATATCTAGAGCAGTTCATAGAAGATTTTCAAAATTTGATAAGGAATTAAATAATTGGCGGAATTATC